GTGAATTTAGGGGTTATGAACAGAATTTAGCAAGGGCAGCTTTTCAATTTATTTTCAGTGCATCAAGTTCTTCAAGTTCATGTATAGCTGGTTTTCCATCAGGCGTAGAATATTATCACACCGATGGCAACAATCAATACCCTAGTGCATTAGATGGGACATTTTTTGCCTACACAACAGCAACAGGATTTACACCAGTTAGTGCTGGATTTTATCAAGTATTTGACACTAGTGGTTTTAGCACAAATAAATTCATACAAACAAATTCAAGTGGTGCAATAATTGGTGGGGGTAATTGTTAATTTAATTTATTAAATTTGTAAAAAATAATATTATGGCTAACCAATACGATTGGCACATCAATCAATTAGATGCAAAAATTAAACAAGATGATAAAGACAATGTTATATATACAGTGCATTGGACTTATATAGCAAAGGATGATTCTCAACCCGATAAATATATAGCATCATCAATAGGCACATATAGTGTCGAATATAAAGAAGGTGAAGATTTTATTGAATATGCTGACTTGAAAAAATCTGATGTTGTTGGATGGCTAGAAGCTGGTATTGATGTCGATTCAATGAAAACAAGTTTAGATAATCAAATAGCTTTACAAAAAAACCCAGTGGATGAGTATTTACATCCAGATTGGTCTTAAAATTTAATTAATATATTATGGCAAAACTCGAAGAAAAACAATTACAAGAACTACAACAATCAATAGCAAAACCTCAGCAAATAGCTCAAGAAATAGGCATGAGGGTAATTGCATATAAATCAATTGATGACCTAGTGCAACAATGGAATGATGCACAAAAAGACCAACAAGATAAATTAAAGAAAATTGAGGATGAACATGGCAAAGGTCAGATTGATATTAGCACAGGCGAAATAACTCCTTTGAGTGAGGAATAATGGCACTTATAAATGCCAGTAGTTTTTTACTTGTAAAGGACCAAACTGTTATTGGTCATTCTAAAGAAGCTAATATTTCTTTACAATTAGATTTACCTGATGCCACTACAAAAGAGAGTGGTGGTTTTGCAGAATATTTGCCATGTATTAGAGGTGGCTCAATATCTGCATCAGGACTTACTGATTATACAGACACACTTAACTTTAAAGAGTTTACGAGTTACATAATTACTAAGGCAATCAACACTTATTATTTTCGTGACCCTGATGATGCAACAGGCACAATATATAGAGGTGATGGTTTTGTGACATCAGTTGATGAAACTGCTGACAATGAAACTATAACTGAATTTAATTTAGAAATAACTTTGTCTGGACCAATAACAGTTGGTAATCAAAATAATTGGGAAAATATATTTCAGTTTTGGGAAAATATTTCAACTAATTGGGAAAACACCTAAATTTTTTTATTTGTATATTTACAAAAAATTTAATCTAAAATATATAAAAAAATGGCAGTATTTAATGGAACAAATTTATTGTTAAAAGCTATTACAAGTGGTGGTACATTAGCAACTATTGGTCACACAACATCAGCATCAATGTCTCTAAGTATGGACACACCTGATGCAACTACAAAAGATTCATCAGGATTTTCTGAATTTATTGGTGGTGTTAGAAGTGGTGAGATTTCTTTTGAGGGCTTAGTTGACCATACTGATGCAGCTGGTTCTGATGCAATTTCTGGTTACTTAGTTGCTAGAACTAAAATTGACTGGTCATTTTCAACTGGCACATCTGGTGATGAAATTTATTCAGGAAGTGGATTCATTTCTAGTTGTGAAATTTCAGCTGAAATGGAATCACCTGTAACATATTCAGGCACAATAACAATTACTGGAACTATAACTCAAGGTACAAACTAGAGTTTAATAAAATATAAAAGGCACATGGGTGAAAATTTATGGGTGGTAAAAAAATAACCATGTGCCTCTAATTTTTACATTATGGCAAACAAGAAAAGGGGTTACTACACTATAAAAATGGGTGGTAAAAAAAGGACCATGCATTTTTCAATGAACTTTTGGTCAAACTTTACAGATGACTTAAATATTTCTCTAGACAAACTCGGTGATATATTTACTGATGGTGTTTCATTATCAACCATTAGGTCATTAATATATTCTGCATTATTAGCAAATGACCAAGAAAATAAATTACTAATTGATTATGATAAATTTGATGTTGGTGTTTGGATGGAAGATTTAGAAGCTGATGACTTAGACAAAATAGTTGCAGCAATGATGCAATCTAGAATACTTGGCAATGATTTAAATGCTGGTATGGCTAGGAATGTTAAGCAATCTACAAAGGGAAAGTAAACACCCAGCTGACTTGGGATTCACTCATTGATTATTATGTGGGTCAAGCTGGGGTCACACCAAATCAATTTTGGTTAAACACTTGGAAAGAGAATCATTTACAAGGCGAATCATGGCAACTACAAGAGAATTTAGAGTGGGAAAGAATTAGATATTTATGCACCATGATTTATAATGTGAACTGTCAGAAAAAATCACAAATGATTAGACCTGACAAATTATTCCCATTACCACAGGATGTATATTTAGAAAGAGGCAAACCACAATCTACAAAAGAACAAATGGAAGCATTTGAAAAAGCAGTTAGTAAAACTAAATTTGACAAAAAACTAGAACTTTAATTATTTGTATTTTTGTGATAAATCTAAAATATGGCAGATAATAAATTAAGGTTTTTTCTTACAGGTGATTCAAAACAGTTTCAACAATCATTAACTCAAGCAGAAAATAAACTAAAAGCATTTGGTTCAAAAATGCAATCAGTTGGTCGAAGCATGACTATGTTTGCTGCACCTGTTGTCGCAGCTGGTGCTGCATCTATCAAGATGGCAGCTAGTTTTGACAAGTCAATGACTAAGATTAAAACTTTGGTTGGTGTTGCAGCTAATGAGGTTGATAGCATGAGAGCTGGTGTCATGAAAATGGCAAAAGATACTGGGTCTAGTGCTGATGAAGCAGCTGAAGCATTATTCTTTATTACATCAGCTGGTATAAAAGGTGATGAAGCCATGAAAGTTTTAAATGCATCTTTAAAAGCTAGTGCAATTGGACTTGGTGAAGTAGCTACTGTTGCAGATAGTGCAACCTCAGCCATGAATGCTTATGGTTCAGAAAACCTATCAGCCACTATGGCAACAGATGTTTTAACAAACTCTGTTAGATTAGGTAAATTATCGAGTGAGGAATTAGCTGGTTCTCTTGGTCAAGTAATACCAATAGCATCTAATTTAGGTGTGCAATTTCACGAAGTTGGTGCGACATTAGCAGCCATGTCTAGGACAGGTACGAATGCTGCAACAGCATCAATGCAGCTTAAAAACATATTAATTTCTATTTTAAAGCCATCAAAAGAAGGTGCAGACCAACTTGCAGCCATGGGGTTGTCTAGTCAAAAATTAAGGCAGCAAATTAAAGATGAAGGACTGCTAAGTGTTTTGACAACATTGAAAGGTAGGTTTGAAGAAAATGAGGATGCACAAGCTAAGGTGTTTGGAAGTTCAAGAGCATTAATGGGTGTCATGGACCTTTTAGGTAAAGGTTTTAAAGATACCGAACAAATATTTGCTAGTATGGCAAAGAGTGCTGGTGTTACAGCCGAAGCATATGATGAATTGCAAAATAGTGCTGAGTTTAAACTTAGAAAATCTATGGTGCAAGTCAAAGAAACTTTTAGGGAAGTTGGTGCTACATTGTTAGAAGCATTACTACCAGCCATACAAAGTGCATCAGAATTTATTGTAAAATTATTAAAAGGGTTTAATGGATTGAGTGATAATACAAAAACTTTTTTAGGAATAGTAACAATGTTAGCGACTGCATTAGGACCATTGCTTATAGTTTTTGGTTCTCTAATTACATCAGTCGGCACTATAATTGGTGCAATAAAAAGCTCAACAATTGCAATGAAACTTTTAAATCTTGCAATGTCTGCTAATCCAGCAATTAAGTTTGCTACAATAATATTAGGTGCAGCAGCAGCTTTATTCAAATTAGGCAAGGCAAGGAAGGAAGCTCAAATGGAAGCATTAAACAAAGAGCTTAATGATTTAAGTATTGAAGATGCTGAAAAAAGATTAGCCAGTTTAAGCACAACATTGGCAGCTAACACTAAAATTATTGATGACAATAATAAATTATCATTTACAAGAAGAAAACACCTATTAGAAGATGCTGATGGTAACAGAGTTGCAACAAGAAAAATTGTCAGCAAAAATAAAGCAATGGGCAATGAAATTCAAATGCTCAAAGAAATCATACAGAAGAAAAAAGACATGGCAAAAGCAGATGAAGAAATTGCCAACATAACAACATTAGGAACAACCACTGGTGGTGGTGGTGGTGGTACTGGAACAAGTGGTCCAACACCTGAGGACATTGCAAAACAAACAGCAGCTGCGTTATTAACTACAAAGAAAAAACAATTTGATGCTGAAATTGCTGCAACAAAATCACACTACAATAATCTTATAAAACTAAATGAAGGTAATGGTGAAATTGTCAAACAGCTAGAAATATCAAAAAATGAAAAGCTAAAACAGATTAATGATGGCTACAATGCAGATGATATAAGAGCTAAAGAAAAACACGAACAAGATAAAGCTGCATTAAAAACTGCAATTGAGGATGCATCAGCAGTCACAGATGAACAAAGAAAAGCATTAGAGGTTCAAAGAACTCAGGAATTTTATGACAAATTAATATTACAAGCAAAAGAATTTGGATTTAATACAGATGCATTAGTTGCTGCTAGAGCAGAAAAAATTAAAGAACTTGGTGAGACACTTAACGAAACAACAAAAGAATTTACTGAAACCCAAAAATTAATGGGTGAAGGTCTTGAATCAGTTTTTCAAGGTATTGGTATTTCAATTGCTGAATCTATGGGTGGTGCTGGTTCTGCATTATCTGGTTTTTTAAGTACATTTTTATCAGGTGCTATGCAATTTGTAGCAGCATCATTAGCACAATCATTAGGTCTTGCTGTTACTGCTGCTGGTCAAAGTTCATTAGACAAAGGACCTTTTGCTGCATTTGTTTTACCAGCTTTAATTGCTGGTACTACTGCTGCTGTAAGTGGTGCATTTAAAAAAATACCAAAGTTCGCAAGTGGTGGTATTGTTAGCACACCAACAATGGGTTTAATGGGTGAATATCCAGGTGCTAGAAGCAATCCTGAGGTTATTGCACCATTAGATAAATTAACTGGTATGTTAGGTGGCACACAATCCAATGTTCAAGTTGGTGGTGAGTTTAAATTAAGAGGTCAAGATTTAGTGGTGGCTTTACAAAGAGCCGACAGAAACAGAGAAAGAATTAAGTAATGGCATATGGTGTTAAATTTCGTTTAGAATTTTCTGATGACAATCTTAAAGGTAAAAAGGTTGAAATCTTAAAAGATGGTTATACAGGTAGTGTGCTAGAACTTATAGGCACAGATAATCCTGTTGAAATTGATTGGGAAGGTGATGATGATTTCTATAATCCAATTGTAGGGTCAACTTGTACTATAAATTTATACGATACAGATACCTGTAATTATGATGATTTTTATACAGCAGATGAACGAGAATATAAGGTCAAAGTATCTTATAAAGATGGTAGTAACAATTATCAAACATATTGGGAAGGATGGTTGTTGGTTGACCGATTTAGGGAAGCTGTTTTGACAAAACCATATCCAATAAGTTTAAGTGCCTATGATGGTCTTGGTAGTTTAAGGGGTTTTACAGCACCTATTGACTTGACATCAACTGCATTTAAGGATTTAATGTATTACATAACAAACATCTTAAATAATATAAATTTAGGTTTTGACATTCATATTGCTAATGATATACAAAAAGATGGTGCAAGTGGTTCTGACCATACTATATATGACCAGTCAAGTTTATCACCAAATGCATTTTTACAAAATGGTGAAAAATTAAGAACAGCAAAAGATGTATTAGAACAAATATTAAGATTTACTAATGCCAAAATATTTCAAAGTTATGGCAAATGGTATATAATAAATAACTCTAGTTACAGTGAACAATCTGTAAAAGATTCATCAGCTACAACAGCAAATGGTGGCACAATACCAACAGGCATTAGAGCAGCAGAAACTACATCTTTACAAAATAATGGTACTGAATCTATTAAATATTTTATTTATAATTCAAGTGGTGTTTATCAATCTACAAGTACAGTTGATATTTTACAAACTGTGCCGAGTGATTTACAACCATTGGGTGCTAATTTAACTAAAGAATATCTAAGACCACTTAAAGAATTTTCAATTGATGTTGAAGTTGGTGACAATTTTTTTGACACAAACAGATTTAGTAATGGTCATTTTGAACATGCTGCAACTGGATTTACTTTAACAAATTCAACAATTGATTCAACATTTTCGTTTAAAGGTGATAGGTCATTAAAAAGTACAAGCATATCGTCAACAGCTAATGGTACATCTGCTATTTTAGTTAACTCAACAGGTCTTGATGTACCTGGTGGCAATACAGCTCAAGCTGACACATTTTCATTAAATGTTTTTATGGATAGTACAAGTGGTAATACCAGAGGATTTAGGTGGCAAATAAGATTAGTTGGTCAAGGTCCTGGTGCTGGTGCTGACCAATACTGGTCAGAAAATTCAAGCAACTGGGTTGGTAGTGATACTAAAAACGAGGTTGAAATTACAACTAATCAAAGGTGGAAAAAATTTAGTTTTAATCTTGACAGTTATCCAGGTGGTAGTTGGTTGGCTTTTATAACTATTTATGGTGCTTATCAAACAACATCAACATCAGGTTTTACTGCTATTAATTTTGATAGTTTGTCATTAGAATTTAAAAGTATTGATAGTAATAATAACAGAACTGATTTTTTTGCAAAGTTTGATTTGCTACAATTTATAAGAAAACGAACTGCTGATTTATCTGGTGTCTTAAATATGGATGGTGTCTATTTAACTAATGATAAATATGGCAGAATTTCTGGTAATTTTTTTAGGTCAAGGGACAAAACAAACTATCTAAAAAGTATTGAAAAAATAGTAAGTCAACAGGTCATAAATGATTACAGAGATTTTGTAGTCAGGTACGAGGGTGAGTTATATAATAATAATAATGACCCCATAGGTCCACATAATAAAGTGTGGATTAATTTTGGTACAACAGTATTACAAGAGCCAGTCAGTTGTTATATTGATGGTATGAATTACAATGTCAAAAGAAATTTGTATAATGTAGTAATGCATGTGCCAAATCAAAATGATGATGAAACCTCAGATTTTATCACAAAATTTTAAACTTTTTTCTTTTCCTGTTTGCTACGGGGTATTCTCTTTTAATTAGGGGAGTACCCTATTTTAATGTAAAATATTTTTTATTTATTAAAATAATTTTTTTATATTTACTGGCTAAACTTAAAACTATGTTTAAATATTATTTTGATGAAGACCGAAAAAAACTAGGTCTCAAAAAAAATGTTGTTGCTAGTATGTTAGAATGTACTATGCCAACATTACAAAGCAGATTGGAAAACCCTGGCACATTTACAGTTGCCGAAATTAAGATATTAAAAGATAATGGGTTTGAACAATCTATGAATCGTTTAATTTAAAATCAACAAACATTTATGAAAATTTATCAAAAACTGTTTAAGTTGCAGCAAGAGATTGGTGCAATTCCAAAGGAAAATAAAAATTCATTTTTTCCTAATCACACTTATTTTGACATTAACGAATTGATTAGAAAATTAGTTCCGATATTATCAAAGTATAAACTATTGTTATTACAACCAATAGTAAAGAATGAAGTATATGCAATAATTCAAGACACCGAATCGGAAGGTCG